AACGGTGGCGGTAAGAGTTTAATTACAGGTCAGATTGCTATGAGCTTAGTAAAACAAAATCAAAAGGTTTGCTTGATGTCCTTTGAGATGAAACCCGAAAGGACACTCGAGCGTATGACAAGACAATTTAGCTGTGAAGATTTGTCGAACCCATTACTAGCAAACAGAAAAAATGTAATTGTAAATTCGATGGATAGACTTATGAAATTTACAGATAAAAAAATGTGGCTATACGATCAACAAGGAACTGTAACGTCAGATCAGGTAATTGCTGTATCAAGATACTGCGCTATGGAATTAAAGATCAATCATATTTTTATCGACAGTTTAATGAAATGTGTTCGTGGCGAAGACGATTATAATTCACAAAAATATTTTATTGACGAATTAACAGCGCTTGCAAGAGACCATCAAGTACATATACATGTGGTGCATCATATTCGCAAGGGTGACAAGGTTTCAGACATGCCAAACAAGTTTGACATCAGAGGTGCATCAGCAATTACAGACATGGTCGACAATGTTTTTATAGTCTTCAGAAATAAAGCTAAAGAGATAGAGAGAAAAGAAAATAAAAAAGTTGATCCTAATAAAGCCGATACAATTCTAATGTGCGAGAAACAACGCAACGGAGAATTTGAAGAGCATTATCATTTGTGGTATCACAAAGAGAGTCAACAGTTTATTGATGACGTCAATGGCGTACCAATGGCTTTTGACACAGAGGGCGGTTTTTGATTAACAAAGGTAACATGAGTAAAGAATTTCTGTATCAGTGTTTAGTTCGAGATGTTATTAAGAAAAGAATCGCTGATAGAGATAAGGCTTTTGAGTTCTTAGGTCGATGGGAAATACATCATAAGAAATCAAAATTAAGGGAAGATGTTTTATATCAATGGAATAAAGGCAACCGAGGAAAGGAGGGTGAATGGTATGACTAACGAAGTAAACAAACAATTGCTTGATGCTTTAGAAGCGATGTGTGAGATATACATTCCTGAAGACGAAAGTCTTGAGAATGATGCGGTAGCAGGGTACGCGATGAACATTTTAGAAACGGCTAGAAAGATTGAAGTCGCTTATAAAAACAAACCGCTACCTGAAGACGATGTATGGGACTTGGTGAAGGATATTAATCCCCACGATCCGATGTACCCGATACATTTTGCAAGAGCAGTTGAACGTAAACATGGTATAGGAGCAGAGTAATGGCTGAAGAAGAAAAGAAAGAGCAGAAACTTGTAATGGACGATTCGACAGGATTGTTTTCGTTTGAAAAAGATACAATCACTGTTGAAGAGCATAATCAAGAGATGTTAAAAACAATGGAAGAGTTTGCTGAAGTTGTTGAGCTATCTATTTTAAGAGAGCGCGACGCTTGTGCTAAGGTTGCGCTTGATTTAAAGAGTGATGAGATTGCTAAAGCTATTCGTGAACGCGTGCCTGCACAAAGCACATTGGTACATTGATGGAACTTATTTTGCCGTTCCCACCGTCAGTCAATACTTATTGGAGAACTTTTCAAGGTCGCATGTTGATTAGTAAAAAAGGAAGGGAGTACAGAAAAGCCGTGGCAGATGAAATTATTTTACAAAAAGGCAACAAGCATTTTAAGGGTAAGATCAAGATGACTATCGAGGCGTGGAGACCTGACAACCGAAGACGCGACTTAGACAACTTACTTAAAGCACCACTCGATGCACTAACGCATGCGGGTGTGTATGAAGATGATCAGCTGATTGTAGACCTAAGAATTTTTTGGGCAGAAGATCAGGCAGGAAAATTAAAAGTGAAAATTGAGGAGATAGAATAATGGAACTAAGAGACCCACACAAAGCGGTTGATTACATTTTAAAGAATGCAAAGGCGCACGCTAAAGCAAAAGCCGAACGTAATTACTTAGAAGAGTATCGCAAGTCATTAAAGGCAATGCTTATGAAGCAATGTTTAGAGACAGCTATTGGTGCACAAGAACGAGAAGCATATGCGCATCCTGAGTACAGCGCGCTTCTTGATGGTATTAAAGTTGCAATGGAAGAGGAAGAGAAACTTCGATGGGATTTAATTGCTGCGCAAGCCGCGATTGATATTTGGAGAACAGAACAATCTAATTTAAGAGCTGAAGGAAAGGTAACAATATGATTCAAGAACCAATGAACAACACCTCGTTGATAGAATACTACACATCATACACACTCAAAAATAATTTAAGTATTGAGTTTGATAAATTTAAAAGTCTTGTAAGACTTATTGAAAGTCATCACGGGATTGATGATGACAACGAAGCTCAAGACGCACTAGAGAACATTGAACAAGAGATCATTGCGCGTGCATGTCGCAATGGTGTGTGTGAGGACTAATCATGGCAGAATTCGTAGCGGTATTTTTACTGTGGCATTTTAACGCAAGCCTTGCTTGGTGGATTGCTTTTATATTGGTATTTATTTTACAAGTCGCGCATGAGATGAATAAAATTTATAACAAAAAACATGACAAAAGATGAAAAGAAACACTTGGATTCTGTTGCTCAGCTTGGTTGCATTGTATGTGCAAAGCTTGGCTACGGAGAGACTCCTGCTGAAATACACCACCCCCGCAAGGGTGTCGGGCTCGCGTTACGCGCATCACACTACGATGCAATTCCGTTATGTCCCGAGCACCATAGAGGACAGAGTGGAGTGCATGGAATGGGAACCAAAGGGTTTGCTAACCACTACGGGTTTGACGAATCCGATTTACTCGAAGCCACCAAGTTACTTTTGGAAAAATTAAAAATAAATACAATAGGGGGTTGACATATGTTTAATTCCATGTTAAATTTGTAATCAGATCAATGTTGATCTATAAAAGCGAAAGGAAAGCGAATCATGGCAAGAGTATTAGTAAATCATCACCGCAATGTAGCAATCGAAGTAAGCCGTAAAGATAAATGGACAACGCTTATCATGGGATGGCTTCCACACAAACGCGTCAAGATGCTTAACAGCGATGTTGACCACGAGTGGGAAGAGTTCCTTGGTTACGATGTCAAGAAGGTAGCTAAGCAATTCATGAAGCCTGTCAATGGTTGGGTGGAAGACACCGCTATGGACGATCTCAAATCAATTGTGAAGGGGAGGTAGCTATGACTCGATTAGAAATGATTGCAGAAATTTGCAAGCGAATGGCAGACGATTTAAAAGAAGACAACGACCGCGCAGAGGAGAGAGAACAACAGCGTGAGGCACAAAAGAAAATGAATGACGATGAGATTTATTGAACTGTTTGCAGGTATTGGTGGCTTTCGCTTAGGGTTGGAACGCGCAGGTCACCAATGCGTTTGGTCAAATGAAATCGTCGAGAAAGCAAGACGCATATACGAGTATAATTTTAAGGACACCCCCGATGGACGAGATATTAGGGATATTAAACCCGAAGAAATTCCTGAGACAGACCTCCTTGTTGGAGGATTCCCATGCGCAACTTTCTCCGTCGCAGGTAGACGTACAGGTTTCTCTACAGAGGATACAAGAGGAACTCTCTTCTTTGAAATCTGCCGAATTGCTGAAGCAAAAAGAATACCGTATCTTTTCCTTGAGAATGTCAAAGGATTGCTTAATCACGAAAATGGAAGAACTTTTGGAGTCATCCTCGCTACGTTGGATGAACTTGGGTATGACGTTCAATGGGAATGTGTTAACAGCAAAAATTTCGGAGTCCCGCAGAATAGGGAACGAGTTTTTATTGTCGCAAATCTTAGAGACAGAGCCCGACCAAAAATATTTCCTATCGGAGAGTGCTTTGCAGAGAATGATGTCTCGCGCGAAGAAACACAAGGAGAAGGGGAACGGGTTTCAACAAACTATTTACCAACGCTCGACGCACACTACTATAAAGGTGGCGGAACTCGAGCAGTCATCGACGAATCAGATGGATCTATTCGCACTACACAATGGAGACGCACCCACTTCCGAGATATAAAGGGTGACTACACACCAACGCTTACAGCTAACATGGGTACGGGCGGTAACAATGTACCTTACGTCGAAGTGAAAGCTGTACTCACTCCCGACCGCAAAGAAAAAAGACAAAATGGTAGACGCATTAAAGAACATAACGAACCCTCGTTCACAATCACAGCTCAGGATCGTCACGGCGTGTTAGTAGGCTCATCACTACGAAAGCTTACACCGCTCGAGTGTGAGCGCTTACAATCGCTTCCCGATAATTGGACGAAGTGGTATAGCGACGGATCGCTCGTATCTGATAATCAGCGTTATGAGCGCTGTGGTAGAGCAGTCACAGTCAATGTCATTCACGAAATAGCAAAGAGGTTACCACTATGAAGTCATGGACGTTTGAATCAAGAGATGTTGCAGACAAGTTCGATAAACATGTAAGGGAACAGCTCCCTTGGTATGACATGATTACAGACGCTGTAGTTTATATCACGCGTAATTATTTAACCGAAGGTAATAAGGTTGTTGACATCGGCGCATCGACGGGAAATTTATCAAGAAAACTTTTACCACTTGCAAATGAGCGCAAAGGAAAAGTGTTAGCAATAGAAAAAAGTTTACAGATGATTTGTAAGATGGATGACATGGAAGACGTAGGCGTGATACATGCAGACATTACAGACATTGATATACCCGAAGCACAAGTTTACATTTTGTTTTTGACAATGATGTTTATACCTGTAGACAAGCGACAAAAATTACTCGATGCAATTCAAGACAAAGCAAAGGTGGGTGGATGTCTTATCATTGTTGATAAGATATGCGATCACAGCGGATACTTTAGTACGGTTATGAAACGATTGACATGGCATTGGAAGATACAGCAAGGCGCGGAAGCTGAAGACATTATCAATAAAGAGATGTCGCTTGCAGGTGTGCAAATTCCTATGGACAATTATTTTCTTGATGATGCAAAAGAATTTTTTAGGATGGGTGAGTTTGCAGGTTGGGTTATTGAATATTAAAACGGAGGAGTTATGATTTTACTTACAGATAAAGAAAGACAGTTGTTAAAAGAGTCAGCAAGCAACATAAGCGTGCATGCATTTCAGAGGCTACAACCTCATGAAAGGCGTGCGTATTGGGAGACACTTGATCGCGCTATTCATTCAATCATGGTGACACACCCTGAAGCTTTTAACCAAAATGCTATAAACGATATGCACGATAAAATGAAAAACAAACAAGCTTATGCGAGGTATTAATTCATGGTTTTCTGTATATACAAAATATATACAAAGCACATAATCAACTGATACACACGGTGTGTATAACTTTTAAAAGGAAATTATTATGTGGACAACTCCATCTGCAACAGAAATGAGATTTGGCTTCGAAGTGACTATGTACGTTATGAACAAGTAATGGTCATCGTTACAGATTGCTATTAAATCAGGGGCTTCGGCCCCTTTTTTTAGGCAAAAACCGTGCCAACTACCCTAGTTTTGATAAGTAAAATAAATCAAAAATAAGTGATTTAGGCCATTGTAATTCTCTATTGTTTAATATATAGTTACATCACTATCACTTGATAGATAACTTAAATAAACAAATGAAAGCGAGAAATACATGAAAACATTAGTACAAAACACCCAAGTAGACACACTAGGTCTACTACTAGCTCAACAAGCTGACCTTACCGCTAAGATAGATGCTATCAAGGCAAACCTCAAAGAAGAAGGTCAAGGCATATACGAAGGCGCGATGTACAAAGCCAACGTTATTGTCTCTAACCGTTCAACTGTCGATTTCAAACAAGTATTCGCAGAATGCTCAGTACCATCTGAGGTCATTGCTCGCAATACTAAAGCACAAGAAATCATAACCGTTAAAATAACTTCAAGATAAGGGGATGACCATGAAAACAGTACCATTCGCAGAATTACTTAAAGAAGCTGTAAACAAGGAAGGCATCCTATCAACTTGCTACAGCCGTTTCCATCAATACAGCATTGGCAATCAGTTATGGTTATGGGATCAAGTGTCACAGCGTGACGAACAGCTAGGCCCTGTGCAAACACTTAAACAATGGAATACTCTTGGTCGCTCAATTAAAGGTGGATCAAAGGCTTACTCTATGCTTATGCCTGTAATTGTGCCAAAGAAGGATAAGGCAGGCAAAAAGATTGACGGTAAGTTTTCAAAATTCTTTATGCTTAAAAACTATTGGTTCACAGTGCATCAAACAGAGGGTGACGACTTCAAAGAAGAGACTATCATCCCTGAATGGGACAAACAAAAAGCCCTCGACAAGCTACTCATCAAAGAGAATGCTTATGAGTCAATTGACGGTAATGTGCAAGGTTATGCAAGCTTCCACAGCTTTGCAATCAATCCTCTTGCTATCTACCCACACAAAACAACCTTCCATGAGCTTGCTCACATCGTGCTAGGTCACACTACTGAGCACACTATGTCAGATTCTGAAGCTACTCCACGCGATATTCGTGAGGTAGAAGCTGAGTCAGTAGCTTACATCTTATGCTCGATCCTAGGCTTAAATGGGTTAGAAGAGTCCCGTGGGTACATTCAGCATTGGTTGAAGGATAATCAGATCGATGATAGGTCAGCGCAAAAGATATTCACTTGTGCTAATACGATACTTAACGCAGGAAAGGTGGTTTAAAGACCATTTTTAAGCGTTTTAAGGCACTTTTGGGGTCGGGGTGAAGGGTTACCCTACCCTAGGGCAAAGGGAGGCTTAAAATGCCTCTTTTTTGTGTATGCAAGAATCGTGCCAAGTCATATAAAAATAATTAAAAAAAGTGTGTTGGGGGTATTGACATACCCGTTGTTTAATAATATATTACACCTACGAACACATTGGTTCGGTTAAATAAAAGCGAAAGGATTCAAAATGTCAGTAACTTACAGAGGTAAAACTTACTACCACTTAATTGATGGTGGCAAATCTAATAGCGCAGAGCTAGCTAGATTAACTAAACTTAATGAAGAAGACTTAGAGCTTAAAGTGTTAGGCACAGGCCCTGCTATTGATCGTATCAATGCAGAGCTTCAACAAATCTCTAACTCATTTATCACTTACAAAATTAAAAAGCTATCAGTTGATAGCATTGGAGGTGTGTGATGAAAGCAAAAAGATACATCGTAACATTGTTTGGTAAAGGCGGTCCTCTAAACACAGTTGATTCAGATAATGCATGGCATCCTGCATCATGGATGACTTATAGGGGTGACATGGTTAAAGTTTTTGACCGTTTAATCGGTGAATTTTTACCTGACTATTACATCCAAAAGGACGGTGAATAATGCAACTCTACTACGCACTCACAGACAATGACCTAGTTGACCTAGGCATGCACGCATCACCTGCAAGCGCTGATTACATGGCTGTTGATTCATTCAACATGCATTGCGCTCCGTACGGTTATATGGTTGTCACAAACAGACAGCTTGAAACAATTAAAAATTTACTTGATAAACGTGGCGTTGGAATTTACTAAGGAGAAAATGATGGAAGACAAAGATCTAGCAGTGTTAAAGCGTTACATTGAAAACCGTCAAAAGTACGGTTACTCAGACGAAGAGTTGTTTGAGATGCAAGCATCATTTGGTGAAGACGAAGAGGTTGTTGACATTTTTACAGGTAAGACGATTGACTTAGGTAGACGATCATGAGCTACATGGTGATTGACGCGGTGACCGATGAGATCGTCGAGAGCAACTTCGAGTATAAGCATCACGCGGAGTTGTTTATCGAGGTGCATGGTAAAGATTATCCTAATGCTGAGCTTGTAGTGGAGCTTACATGAATCGTCCAATGTACGAATCGAAGGAAGACTTAACGCACGAAACTAAAATGAAATCTTTTTTAGAAGGCAAGTGGAATTGCGTACTACAAAAGTTACCACTCAAATATCAACTTGATTGGTTAGCGATGCGCGGTAAAGATCCTTATGCGTTTGTAGAATTTAAACATCGTGAGAAGCTATCACTCAATGCATACCCACGCTACATGATCTCACTCGACAAGTGGATGAAAGCAAAACAGTTGTGTAGGGAATTAGAAATTCCACTCATTATGGTGATTACATTCACTGAGGGAACTTACTACGGTGTGTTTGTAAACAATGCACTTCACGATGTAACGTACGGCTTCGGTGGTCGTTATGATCGTGGTGACGCACAAGATGTTGAGCCGATGGTGTACTTGCCATTAAATATATTTAAAAAAATTATCTTTGGGAGCGAATAATGATTGGTACAAAAGAGAATATTAAGATTGGTGACATCGTTCGAGCTTATGACTTTGCGCCAAAAGAAGGTTGCCCTGATTGTTTTATTATTGGTAGAGTGACTGACCTCGATGGTGAATTCTTTGTTGCTAAGACTTTAACGCGTGTTTGGAATGGTAAGGTTGATAATCAAGGTAATGATAGAAGTCAAGTGCAACATAGTTTCCGTGCATTGTGCCAAGGTGAAATGGGCTTTGATATAGGCTACGAGCGTGTTACAATACTGTCATGAGTCAGCATAGATATGTTGGTTTAATCGATGGCGAGAAAATGCGTGGCTTTCATTCACGCGTAGAATTAGAACATTGGTTAAGAGACAAACCCGAAGCAACCTTTGTTAAGTATTCAGTAAAGCGTCAGAAAAAAGAAAAGATTGATTTTAGTATTTACGAACCCGCCTTGTATTAATTGTTTTATGTTTTATGTTTATTGTTTTATAGTTAGAACTTAAAGTTAAGTTCAAGTCATGTTGACTTCATGTTGACTTGATGTTGACGTCAACTAAATTCCCCCGAAAAGAAAATACAAACTAAAAACAATTTGATCCTACTTATTGTTTGACTTATCCCTATTGTCCGTTTACATTCTATTGCATTATGGTAGATACAATACAAACAAAGAAAGTAAAAACATCTTACAAAGACATAGATGCGGATACTTCTGTGGCAGAGATGCAAGCTAGACAATCTAACAAGGACTCAACTGTAGGTAACAAGGGTGGAAGACCTACGCTCTATAGTCTTGAGATTGCTTTGGAGATATGCGATAGGATTGCTGACGGTGAGAGTTTGGTAAAGATTTGTAGCGATGCAAAGATGCCGAAGAAGACTGCGGTGTACGAGTGGTTGTTGCGTCACAAAGAGTTCGCGGATATATATGCGCGCGCGAGGGAAGATCAAGCTGACACATTGGCCGACGAGATTCACGCGATTGCTGACGAACTTCCACAACAAGTTGTTGATGAGAAGGGTAACGCTACTCGTTATGACTCAGCGTACGTTCAATGGCAAAAGAATAGAGTGGACGCTCGCAAGTGGGTGGCCGCGAAACTTAAACCTAAGAAGTACAGTGACCGCATTGCGCACGTCGGTGACAATGAAGCTGACTCGATCAACATCAATGTAAACATCTTTGACGAGATGATTAAGAACCTCGAACTAAAGAGACAGGCCAAATGACCGATCTTATAAACGGCTTTTACATACTAGGTGGATTGCTCATTGTAGGATTCGTTTACTTTGTTATCGCGGATCATTTTGATAAGTGAGTTTTGAGAAAAGAAAAGCAGACGGTTTCATGACAAAGCAAATGCATAAAGACATTACGACTTACCAACAAGGTTACATCGACATGCCTAAAGACTCATACACACTAGATGAGCTTAAAGACATTGTGAAGAGCGTAGAGAAATCAAACGAAAGAATTAAAGCTATTGTGTTACCCGAATACGAATTAAATAAATCGACGGGCTCTGTACAGCGTGTCGGAAATGACTGACGTAATTGAGTTACTTAAAGACAAAGAAGTAGAAGC